CAGGCGGTTATTACACGCCGGAAAATAACACTATGACGCTGTTTTTGGATCGGCAGCCGAGAGTGACATCCACTGGAAAAATTAGCAAAACTATCGAATCTACGGCTGCGTTAAATGATAGAATACGAGCTGATCTGGATAGAGCACTTTATACAGCTCTAGATACAACCGGCGTTAAACCATCTAACGCGCACGTTTTTAATTCAGAGGCAATTTGGCATGGCGAATTCGACCACTGGGGACAAGGCGGTACAGGAGCGCCCTTCATTAGTAACCTTCGCGACCGCGGACGATCCGATTTACTCGGAAGGGTGGACAATTACAACAAGGGCGTGGGGAACACCACCGACACCGGAATCCAAATCCTCGAATCAGGACAAGCCCCAAGGATTAGACGAAGTCCCATAAGGGGACCGTCCCTTCTAACGCTGCACCAACAAACCGCCCAACCGGGCGGTTTTTTAATGCCTAGACCATAGGTACATAAATGGCAAAGCAACCAAAATTAACAGAAGAGCAACTGCTCACTCGAATTCACCAAGAGATTCGCGGCGCAATAGGTTATGGCGGAGACGAGGTTTCGGTACAGCGTGAAGAAGCACAGCGTTATTACTTTGGCGAACCTTTTGGAAACGAGCAGGAAGGCCGTAGCCAGTACGTTGACAGCAGCGTAGCCGATGCAGTCGAGTGGATGAAACCGAGCTTGATGCGTGTCTTTGCATCAGGCGATTCCATTGTCACGTTTAACCCGACGCGCCCCGACCAGGTCGAGCAGGCCAAACAGGCCACCGACTATGTGAATTGGGTTTTCCTTAAAAGCATGAAGGGCTGGAAAATTTTGTTGGATTGGTTCCATGATGCTCTGCTACTTAAAAACGGATTCGTTAAAGTCTGGTGGGATTATTCAGAAGACAAGCAAAGGGAAGAATATGAAAGACTGACAGACATTGAATTCGAATCGCTCATCAGTGTCGATGAAGTCGAGGTGATTGAGCACACGCAAACCGGCGAAGACATGGGCGGCGTTGAAGTTGTGTTGCACGATGTCGTGATCATGCGGACCGCAAAAGACGGGCGCATCCGAGTTGAGAATGTGGTGCCGGACGAGATCCTTCTGGCAAGAGAATCCAACTCTCTATCTGAATCACGGTTCGTCTGCCATCGGGTTAAAAAGACCGTCACCGAATTGCGCGAGATGGGATTCGAAATAGATCCCGATACTTTGCCCCGCGGCGATGACATGGACGAGCTCTCGGTCCAGCGCCTGGCACGTTACTCTTTTGATGACACTTACGAATTCGGTATCTGGGGCGATGCGGAAGAGGGCAACCAGGACAAGTCCACTTGGACCTATTGGTTGTACGAATGTTACTTGCGCTGCGACTGGGATAATGACGGCCTGGCCGAGCTCAGAAAAGTTTGCCTGATTGGCGACAAAGTTTTAGAGAACGTCGCGGTTGACAATATTCCGTTCATCACGATTACGCCGACGCCGATTCCAGGCAAGACGATCGGGCTCAGTGTTGCCGACCTGGTGATGCCGCTCCAAGAGATCAAGAGCTCTATCATGCGTAACGTGCTCGACTCGATGTACTTGAGCAACCAGCCGAGATTATCTGTCCAAGAAGGGATGGTGAATTTGGATGATTTGCTCACGCAACGTGTTGGCGGAATAGTTCGAACCAAAGCACCGAACGCGATCGTACCGCTGCCGAACCATCCGATTGAAGCGCACACGTTTGGATTGATCGAGTACCTCGACGGCGTTCGTGAATCCCGGACCGGCGTCTCACGCATGAGCCAGGGTCTGAACGATAACGCACTGACCAGCCACACGACAGCTACGGCGGTTAACCAGGTGATGAGTGCATCGCATTCACGCCTGGAGCTCGTCGCCAGAGTCTTCGCCGAGACCGGCGTCAAAGAGCTCATGGAGCGCATTTACGAATTGCTCCAGAAAAACCAGGACAAGGAAAAAGTCGTACAGCTTCGCGGCGACTGGGTTGGCGTCCGGCCGGACCAGTGGAACGACAAGATGGATGCGACGGTTGCGGTTGGTGTCGGCAGCGGAAACAAAGACCAGCAGATCGCGCATTTGTCGAACCTGCTTCAGTACGGCACCCAGGCGATTGCCGGCGGACTGCCGATTTTCAATGTCCAAAACATTTACAACATCATTGCGCAACTAATTAAAGCGCAGGGCTTTATGAACGTCGGCGATTTTGTTACTGACCCATCGATGATTCCGCCGCCGCAGCCACAAGGCCCAGATCCAGAGATGCAACTCCAGCAACAGGAGATGCAGGTTAAAACCGCCGAGCTTGAAATCAAGGCCGGCGAACTGGAGCTCAAGCGTCAGCAGCTCGCACAGAAAACTCAAGAGGCTGACGTAGATGCTGCGCTTCGCGCAGAAGAGCTCGTACTCGAACGTGAACAGAAACGCGCAGTCGCGATAGGGAGAACGTAATGCCATCAGGACCAGGAACATACGGAAAGAAACGTGGCCGTCCGCCCAAAAAGAATAAGAAAAAGAAATAGTGGAAGAAAACGATCTGCGCGTTGAACGCGCCAAAGAGCTACTCAAACACGATCTCTTTATAGAAGCGTTCGACACGCTTGAAAAAGAACTAAAAGACCGCTGGCAAAACAGCGGTTCTAACGAAGCCGATGCCAGGGAGTCTTGCTGGCTCGCACTCCAGCTTCTTTACCAGGTCAAACGACATATCGAGTCCATAGTGACCACCGGTCGTCTGGACGAATTGGCGAAGAAAACTGGTCCCATTATCTAGCTAAGTTAACAGGAGTTACACATGGCGGACACGCAACCTGCACCCGCCGGAGTCACACCCGGCGCTAGAGATGTACCGGTCCCAGGACCGCTCGCATCCTCGGATGAAAATGATCTCGCGGATGCAACCCAAGGATTTCTAAATCTTATGGACCCCCCAGAGGAAACTCCAGAAGAAGAAGAAGCCGCCCCTACTGAAGCTGAAGAGTCCACCGACGATGATCGAGACGAATCTGCGGAAGAGGAAGCCACGGAAGAATTAGAGGCGACAGCCGAAGAGGAAACCGAGGAAGAAGCTGAAACCGAAGAAGAGACGGAAGAAGAACCTGAGTTATTCGCAGTCAAGGTAGACGGCGAAGAAGTAGAGGTCACCTTCGAAGAGCTCGTGAACGGTTACAGCAGAACATCTTCTTTCACGAAGAAAAGTCAACAGCTCGCTGAACAGCGCAAAGCGTTTGAAACTGAAGCGTCAGAAGTGACGCAGCAGCGCGATGCAATTCAAGCCGAGCGACAACAAATGCACTCTGCTCTCGAGCAGATGCTCCAAGCCTCTGTAGGCCAGATGGATCAGTTCCAGAATATCAATTGGGACCAGCTCCGTTCTGATGACCCTATGGAGTGGGCAGTCAAGCGACAGGAACTTCTAGAGCAAGAGCAAAAAATTGCAACCGCGCAAGCGCAGCAAAAGCAATTGCAGGACAATTTTGAGCGCGACCAGAAAGCGGCATTCGAAGCCGAACTGAAACGTGAGAACGAAGCTCTATTGGAAAAGATGCCGGAATGGTCTGATCCGAAAAAGCAACATGACATCGCGCAACAGTTAGCGGTTTACGCAGAGTCGCAAGGCTGGGCGAAAGAAGAAATAAATCAGCTTGTTGACCATCGGAGTTTTCTGATTCTTCAAAAGGCAATGCTCTATGACCAATTGAAATCGGCTGATGTGAAGTCGAAGAAAGTCAAAGGCAAGCCGAAGGTTGCTCGCCCAGGACGGGGAGTAAACAAAGAAGACATTACGAAAAAGCAGCGTGCAGATTCAATCAATCGTCTCAAGCGCGGTGGTGGCTTGAAAGAAGCTGCCGATGCGTTCGAGGCTTTTCTCTAATATAGAGGGAGACTTTAACAATGGCTGCACCAGCAAACACTAGACTGACTTACAACGTCAGTGATGGTGATCTGGCCGCTATAGGGATCAGGGAAGATCTAAGTGATTTGATTTCAAACATCGACTAGGTGTCATTGCCGAGTAATCGGCAAAAGCAAACTGGGTGAAAACGGTGAACATCCCAAGTGGAAAATACCGTGCCAAGTCCGAAAGGAAAGGTGTAGAGACTATCCGCAAGGAGTAGAGGCCAAGTGGCCTCGAAGCGCCCAGCCCCGTAAGGGTGAAGATATAGTCCGAACTGTGCGGTAACGTACAGCAGCCGTAAGGCGGAATGAAATTAACGACTTCATTTGAACATACTGTAGTCCAATGGAAACGCCGTTCATTAGTGGAATCGGCAAATCCAGCGTGTCTAATACCCTGTTTCAATGGCAGACTGAGTGATTGGTCTGTAAAAACTCCGTGAACTGCGGGAACCCTAAATCAAAAGACAAGGGAATCTGCAGCCAAGACTGTCAGGAATGACAGTAAGGTTCAACGCATAGGCTAAGGAGTCCAGAACGGACGGTAAAAGCCCACGAGCGCGGAGCATCCTTCGGGATGATGAGATATGCTGAACTGCATGGAAACATGCAGAAGTAGAAGATAAAAAACTTCTGCGATAACAATTTGGACACCCTAACCGCTCCCGCTGGCGGTACCAGCGGAAACCGCGTTGTGGAAGGCAATGATGCCGCCGCTAACGCTCCTGTAGAGCCAACGCTCTTAACCAACTACACGCAAATTTCCACGAAAGTCACGTTCAGTTCTGGGACCGCTGACGCAGTAGATTGGGCCGGCAGAAAAACTGCCTTGGCCTACCAGCTCGCGAAAGCATCCAAGGAAATGAAGAGACAAATGGAATCCATGCTTCTGGGTAACACCGGAAAATCGGCTGGTAAGGGCTCTGGTGGTGGCGACACTGCCGCAGCTCGTGCAACGGCTGGTCTGCGTACTTGGCTAACCTCCAACACCGACCTCGGTACTGGTGGCGCGGATAACGCTGCTGGTACTGCTGCGACTGATGGTACTCAGCGCACGCTAACCGAAGCGATGATCCAGGCGGTTGCACTGTCGTGCTTTGAAAATGGTGGTCATCCTGACTCCATTCTTTGCGGTACGTCACAGAAGCAAACCATCTCTACTTTCGCTACAAGCTCATCTGCTGGTTATCCAGTGGCCCAGGCGTATATAACTGCTGATCGGGACTCACAAGCCTCGATGGTGGCAGCTATCGATGTCTACACGGGCGATTTCGGTTCGTACACGATTAAGCCTGACCTGTGGATTGGATATGACGGCACCGGCCGTTCATCTGCATCTGCTGGTCGCGATGTATTCTTAATCGACTATGAGTACTGGGATGTTGCTTACCTGCGTCCTTGGAGAGTCCACGAGCTGAGTCGTACTGGCGATAGCGCCAAACGGCAAGTCCTCGTTGAGTACGGACTTCGTGCCAAGAACGAAGCATCTTCGGGTGTGGTTGCTGACATCACTTAAACGTAGTTTTAATTAGTACAGAGAGGGCGCCTTCGGGCGCCCTTTTCTTTTGGAGAACCGAATGGCGAAAAAGAAACCAGCGCCTAAAAAGGGAATGTCTTTAGAAAAGGCTGCTAAACGAATCGAGAAGCTGATCGATAAATCTGATCGTGAGCGGAAAGTGCGGCGCGACTGGAGAAATCCGGGTGCGCGTGTTGACGAAGAGAGGTTTTTCTAATGGCTAAGACATGGCTGCTCGACCAATTCGGTTGTCGAACGAATCACTTCATCGAGGAACCGGATGGCAGCATCACGATCGATACTGTTCAAGACGTAGGTCCGATCCTCGAAGACAACAAACGTAAGTTCAACGCGTTTGGCAAAAAGAACATGCCAGGCAAGCGTCACGAATTTTTTCATCACACACATCGGATTCCGGTGACTGTGTACGAACTATGGATGCGAGAGACCAATGGAGAGATCGATCGCAATAAAAAATTGCTTGCGAAGTATCTGAACGATCCAGACAACAAGTTTTTCCAAGTTGCACCAACCCAACTGTAGGTATCACAGATGAATCAATCTATGTATTTTCGTCCAAGCGGAGTCAATGAGGTCGTAGCGTTTGACGCCAGTGTTGCTTCTGCTGCTGTTGCCGCTCAATGCTTTATGGTCGAAGTTGTCGCTGACCAAAATTGCTATATCTCGGTCGAGGCTGCGCCAACTGCGACCGCAACGAACGGCATGTACATCGTCAAAGACTGGCCTTACTTTGTGAAGGTCACACCTGGCGAGAAAATTGCAGCGATCAAAGTCACAACGGCCGGCAATCTTTATATTTCGCAACTGACCCAGTAGGAGCAGATCTATGGCGATCAGCACTTACACGGAGCTGCAGGACGCTGTCAGTAATTGGCTCGACCGATCTGACCTTTCCGATCGCATTCCAGAATTTATTACGTTGGCCGAAGCGCAAATGAATCGTATGCTTCGGATTCGGCTGATGGAAGGGCGTTACACCGCAAGCACGGTCAAAGGACAGCGTAATTACGCACTGCCAACGGACTACCGGCAGATGCGTGCGCTCCGAATAAATCAAGATCCGATTCGGGTTCTTCAATACCTGTCGCCGCAAAATATGGATTCGGTATGGGCAGGTTCCTATACCGGCACACCAACCGCGTACACCATTGTCGCGAACGACATTCGACTCGGGCCATCACCGGATTCAGTGCTCGAACTCGACATCGACTATTACCGCGCTGTGTCGCCGTTATCGGGTACGACTGCGACGACCACCATGCTGACGCAGAACCCTGACATCTATCTTTACGGCGCACTAATGGCGGCTGAACCTTTTTTAATGAATGATGAACGCCTGGCTGTCTGGGGTGCATTGTTCGACAAAGCGGTTCGCAACCTGGAATCTCAAGATGCTCGTGATCGGCACAGCGGTTCAGCTTTGCAGATCAGGAATCTCAGTCTCAAGCCGTGAAATGGTCACAAGCATCACCGCTGCCCTGGAGTGGCATTGCAACAAATTGGAATACTGCTGCACTAAGTAATTCGATCAGTGTTGCTGCCACGTTAGACGGCAGCTCGACAAATCGGGTTGTTAAATCAGAAACGATTTCTTTTGCTGCGAGCGTTACTGATGCGCTTGCCAATAACCACACGATGCCGGAATCGGTATCGATGGCTGCAGCCCTCACACAAGCAAGTGTGGGTGGCTTCGTTTTCTCCGACAGTATTAGTTTGGCAGCAACTGCCGGTTATACGC